ACCGTGACCATCACTTTTGAGTCCAAGTTTTCTTGCCTGTGATGATGCCTGTGATTCCGTTGCTTCAGATAGAAATTGGAAAAACTTCTTCATATTGTGTTTTGATATACTTTTATTTATTTGATTAGTATATCTTTAAAAATGGACCATTTGCAGAACCAAACTCTTTCTTTGCTCCATAATACAAAACTCTACACCAATCTTTCATTTTATCTTTCTTAGATATTTGTACCCAAGTATTGGCCCATTCCATAGCAATAAGTTTTGAAGAGAATCTTCCAGCAGAACTTCTATCACTTGTGTTTGTTTCATATATGATTGCATTCTCTAAAACTTCTTCAAAAGTATCTCCAATTTTTTTACCATCCTGATATACAGCAACTTCACCAAAATCTACCATAGAATTATTTTTCAATTTATTATACATATCTACCCAATATTTTTTATCAGTATCATTCCATTTTCCTACAGCAGGAATATGTGGATGTTTAGTTGCCGATGATGGTCTAGTCATTCCAAGATCTGAAAAGAACTTATCCATAGCAACACTAGAAACCTTTCCGAGTTTTGCACCAGCATCTTTCCCTTTGGGAGTTAAATCAGTTTGAACCACATTCCTTGCTTGAGAATACTGGAAGTTTCTAGATTGCCCGTGGATTTGTCCTCCCGATTCGGTTTTCAAATCAAATCCAAGTTCTCCAGTATCAAATAAAAAGTTTGCTTTTTTACCTAAAGTAAGAGTACATTTCAATGAACGTGGAATAAGGTCAATGTCAATTCTTCCCGCTTTATCACCACCCATATTTGCCAACTCTGCGCTGGCAACTTTTTTGTTCTTTGATATTGCCTTTAAAGAAACTCCAATTAATATTTTATCTTGCAGTGCTTCTTTCATATAAGTATTCAAAAGAGAAAGGTTTGCTTGCTTACTAATTCCATCAATATTGGTAAGTTCTTTTATCGTACCCTCAACAGATCTCTTCATATTTTTTTTAATCATAACAATATCCATAGGATTCCATCTGTCTTTAACAGAAACTCCACAGTCCTTTTTAGCAATATCTTCAATATAAGGCATTATTCCAGTATCTCTAGAATATTCGTATCCTTTATTTGACCCTAGAAATTTCTTTAATGCTTCTGCCTGTTTCCGATATGTTTCTTTCCATTCGGCATTATAACCATCATAAACTTTTAACATAACTACATCTGATGGTTCTTTTCCAGTTTCAATTACTGATTCAAAAAAAACTTTTGAACCATTTTCTTGTTTAGCAGTTTCTGTAGCATTAGTAGCCATCAGTTATTAACACTTTTTAAGTATTTAGAATTTATCTCTCATCTCTTAATACTTTAATGAATATTTTATAAATCTCCTTTGACCCGATTTTCACTTCGGAACACATCAAAAGTTCCTTCTGGGTATCTTGCCGAAAGTTTTTCAAAGTTCATTTGTAAGACTTCCTCAAAGTTAGTATCAAGTGCCATACAGGCTTGTGCGATATACCAACAGATATCACCGAGTTCTCTCTTTAGATGAAATACATTTTCTTCATTATAAGGTTTACCCTGAAGAATAATCTTCTTTACAACTTCGGTGAACTCACCTGCCTCGGCACTCATACCAAATGCGGCAGTCATAAGACGAGGAATATCAGCATCATTCTCAACCTCAAGTTCGGTCATACGGGCAAGAAGTGCTGCGAAATCACTACTTGCTGGACTTGTGGTCTCACGAACGAATTCAATATATTTTTTTGTGTCGATGGTTTTTGATTGATTTTCGGTAGTCATACAATAAAAGGTTCTAATTCGGATTGGGGTAGAATTTTTTGTTCGGAAAGTTGTAAATCATCTGCTAGTTTTATACAAGAGACATTTACAGTTTCTGGATTAATATTTTTAATTTGACGATATGTTCTGTTTTCTCCAAGTTCGACAAGCATTATAGCATCAGTTATACTTGCACAATCAGAAATTTTTTTACCATTTTTATCAAACACAGAATAATAATTCAAAACTTAAATCCCTCAAATGATTTTTTAGGTTTTCTTTGTTCTTCATCATTATACTCATCTTCTTTACCAGAGTCAAGTATATCTTTTTGAGCATCTTGCTCTACATCATAAAGTCTCATTTTGGCACGATCAATACCAACAACAAATCTTTTATTGACTGTTGGGTCATTATATCGGTTCTTAAGCTGCTTGACTAATATCTGTCCAAGATTCTCAAGTTCTTCTGTGCTAATAAGGGCAAACATCAGATCGGCAGTCGCAGGAAGACCAAAGGATTCTGAAGTATCGGTTAGTTCTACATCAGAAGAACCAAAACCACTTCTTGTAGTCTGTGTCGCAGAAACAATCGGTACATTAAACTCCACAGCAAGTCCACGAAGTTCTTCTGCGATTGACTTTACAAGTGTATAAGAGTTGATGTTACTACCACCTTTAAATCTTGATGAAGAACAAATATTCAAATAGTCAATAAAGATAATATGAGGTCTGAATGATTTCTTAAGTGCCAACTCATTTAAAAGTGCCTTAAAGTGTCCCGAATGTGCAGATGCAGTTGGATACTCCTTAATGATAAATGTACCCTGTGTTTTCTTCGCAAGACTATTCACCTTTGTCTCAAACATTTGTTTGGGTAACTCATTAAGTTGTTGAATAGGAATGTTCAGAAGGTTTGCATCAATTCTTTCAGCAATACGTTCCTCTGCCATTTCAAGAGTGATGTAGAGAACATTCCTGCCTTGTAATAAGACGGAAGCAGCCACATGACACATAAAGAGACTTTTTCCAACACCTGTACCAGCAAGAGCGATATTGAGAGTCTTATTAGGAAGACCACCTTTTGTAATTTTGTTAAAAAATTCCAGGTCGAATTCAATTTTTTCCTCCTTTCGGTGATAAGATTCATATCTTTTCTCATAATCTAACAGATAATCGTGTCCGATGTTTGGATCAAAAGATACAGCAAGAGCATCAGAAAGAATTGATGGAATACTATCACGATTTTTCTTTTCATCCTTACCATCTGCAATATGTATGGATTCCATCAGAGCAATATATATCGCACGATCACGGCACCACTTTTCAGTTGTATTGACTAACCAATCAATCTCTGTGGGATCATCATCAAGATTCTCAATCAAGTTTGAAATTTGCTTGAAACTATCCTCATTAATATCTTTACGATTTTCAACTTCAATAGAAAGAATTTCCTTTGTTGCAAGTTGATTATATTTTTGAACGAAGTTTAGAATCTCCTCAAATATAATTTTTTGACTTGTATCTTCAAAATATTCTGCCTTAATAAAGGGAAGGACTTTTCTTGTAAACTGTTCATTATGTAAAAAGTTTCTTAAAATCAAAAACTCAATCTTGTCCATCACTTACTTTATGCTGTGGGTTGTTTGGAGAATGTAAAATATCAAATACAAATGTTATTCTGACTTCATCTGCGATATTAACTGTTCCGTGTGGTAATTTATTATTAAACCAAAAAAGTGTTCCTGGGTCAACTATAACAGTTTCGTTTCCAACAAAGTATTGATATCTTCCCAATATTGATAAATGATAACGATCTCTTGTAAGATAATAAGTTCCTTCATCAATATGTGCTCCGACAATCTCATCAATCGGAAGAGAAAGAAATCCACATCTATGAATTTCTTCACCACCAAATTCTTTTTTTAGAATCTTTCGTATTTCACTATGATGTTGATATGCAGGAGTCTTGATATTAATTTCAGAGTCTCCAACAAAATCTTCTTTCTTTTTGACTCCTCCCATTATAAGTTGAAGAGCACTGACTGGCAAATCATCAAATCCACGATCAAGAAGAGATTGAACATCTTCAATATGTTTTTGATGATCCCAATCTTGAGGATTTTTTTTGAGTTGCTTAATTACCTTTGATACATCTATTTTATCTTTTATAATCTTGATGCACTTACCCATAACTAAACTCTTTCTGTGCAGTTTCGTCAAGTGCCTGCATTACTTCGGTAGTAAAATACTTTTCGGGGTCTTTAAAGATTTCTTTGGCATAAAGTTTTTTACCATTAATCTCATAACGCCCTGCTACATTTTTCCAAAGTCCACCAAGTTCACCAAGCTCAAGAAGACCGTAGTACTTATCAAGGCCGCGCTCATCATAAAATAAACGAATTTCGACAACTTTATTCTCCTTACTTAAACGTGACTTAGCAGTCTTTGCTTTGATAATGTTTCCAACGATATCCGTTCCATCCTTTTCTTTTTTCTTACTAAGATATACGATAGTAGAACTGGCATACTTAAGACCAGAACCACCTCCCATTTCTTTAGTAGGAACATATGCACCGATAACATCGTAGGTATGATTGGTTACAATCATTGGTATTTTTGCTTGACCAAGTTTGAGTGTCAACATTCTGAATGCACCCTTTACAAGTTGAGATTTGGTCATATCTCTGACTTGTTTTTCGTTCAGGGCATCAGTAATTTCTTTATCAGTTGAGAGCATTCCCAAAGAATCTAAAACAAACATACAAGGTTTGCGTTCATCCACAGGTGCCTTCAAATATATATCAACTGCCTTGAGTGCCTTGTTTCTAAAGTCCTCAATCGTTACAACTCTTACAACTACAAGTCTGGTAGTATCAACTCCACGACTTTCTAAAAGTGATTTGCTGATTGCTGCTTCAGTATCAAAATACAAACAGTATCCATCAGGATGACTATCAAGAAAATTCTTAACGACTGCCAAACTGAAGAAAGTTTTTCCTGTGCTGCTTTCACCTGCGATTGCAGTAATCTTGTTACCAGAAACCCCACCAAAGATGCTGCCACTGACAAGAGCATTAAAAATGTATGAACCAGTGTCCACGTATGTCTCAGTTTCATCAATATTGGATGCGAGTTCTGTGTATTCATCACCAATTTCTTTTACTATATCTTTTAAGAAATCCATTAGTTAAAAAAAGAATCAAGGGTTGCTGTTTTTGTAACTTCCCATCCAATACAATCAAGAATTGATTTGAGAGGGTCTAAAAATGCCTTCTCAAATTGTAACTCATAATCTATGTATTTGTCAAGGTTGAGTTCCTTTGGGAATTGTTGAATAAAGGAAATAATGTTTTCGTGAATTGGATTTGGTTTTTTCAAATAACAAAACTTAATCTTTTCACCATTATTGATTATAGAATATTTATGAGAGAGTTTTTTCTCCTTTACATAATGATTATATAAGAGAGCACCACGAACGTGAATGGGAGTTCCTTTTGAATATATTGTTGCTGGAGATTGATACTTCTGAACGTCTGATACCGAGCGGGGGAAAGATATTTGCTCTGGTGGAAGTTTTTCAAACTTTTCACGACATTTTTCAATATAAGCAATCACTTCATCTTCTGTTCCACTCATCATCAGTTTCAGAGCATCCTTAATCATTTGACGACAGGGTGCTGGTGTAGAAGATTTAACTGCCTCAATACCCATCATTTTGAGTTTAGGTTCTTCATATCGCACACCTTCACTGTCCCAGACATTGAGAATGTATCTTTTTTTAGCAGTCCAAATTCCACGATCAGCAATATTCTCACGTTTCATTTGCATCTTTTGATCATAAGCATTTACATAGTTGGCCAGTTCTTGGTAGCAACCTTCAATATACTTCTCAAGTTCCACCTCACAGATCTTATCAAGGAACGTGACAATGCTCTCAGTAGTTTTCTTTCTTCCTTTGTATACATCTTCAACCAAAGGACCCAAGTTGAGGTAAATACTATCAGTGTCAGAAGCAATAACATAATCAACTCCATCTGTCTTAAGAATTTTGTTTAAATATTGATTCATTTTATTTTCAATCCAACGAATCGCAACCTGTCCACTTAAAGTAATTGCCTCGGCATTTTCAAGTTTATAATATCGGAAGTATTGATTACCTACGGCACCATAAGCAGAGTTCAAAGAAATCTTCTTTGCCATCTGAATATTATTACATCTGGCAATCTCTTTAAGTAGTTGTTTATCTTTGGTTTTTTCGTATTGTTTTTTTGCCTCAATCATCTTCTTCTTAAAGATGACACGTTCGTTATACATTTTTTCCATCAATTCAGGAAGAAATCCACGAACATCCTTGCGATACATTGCACCATTTGCACATACTGCATAATCCTTATATTCTTCAAAATCAAGTTTTTGATTTAAGATTTTATCTACCGAAACCGTTGGATGACGTTTATCAATCAAAGTTTCTGGTGAAATATTAAATTGCATAATCAAATGTGGATATAGGGAGTTTAAGTCAAAATTGACAACCCAATCATATATTCCTGGTTTTGGTTCTTTTACATAAGCACCAGCATATTTTTCATTCTTGGAAGAACGATTTTTTTGAGGAATAACAATATTTCTTTTCTTCAGGTAATTGTAAATAATATTGTCCCACATACGAACCTGATAGAACACATCAGTAAAATTGACTCGGGCATCAAATGCCATCGTCAGTGCCAATTCAATCAGTTTCATCTTGTCTTCCAATCGGTCAACAAGTTCCACGTCAACAATATTATACTCAATAAACTTCTGCCAGTTTTTAGTATAAAACTCTTTGAAGGTTTCATACTCGGAGTGATCTAGTTTTTTCTGCCCGAGTTCAACTTCGGCAATATAATCCAACCGATAAGATTCTTGTGTCTTATAAGTAAATTTCTTATAAAGATCCATATAATCAAGTTGAGTCACTCCACCAATATCAAATGTCGTATGTTTACGTCCATTAATAAAGACCTCACCTTCACTCACAAGTCCCCAAAGAGACATTCTCTTCATCAACTTTTCACCAAGAACACGATTTAGTCGTTTACAGATATAAGGAATATCATAGAGTTGTAGATTCCATCCCGTCACAATTTCGGGAGTATTATCCATCCAATACTGAATAAAGGTGTTTAGAAGAGCAAACTCTGATTCACAATAATGATAAATCAAATCACTACGATTGTGAGTAAATGGTTTGACTCCCCAACTCACAATCTTCTTTGTGGCATAATCTTGTAACGTAATCGCAAGAATTTCTTCCGAGCAGGACTCAACATCAGGGAATCCATTTTCAGAAGCAACCTCAATGTCTATGGTTACAAGTTTGATTTTGTTAATATCAAACTTTATCTCTTCCTCAGAATACTTATCTGAGATGTATTGATAAATGTATCTTTCATTTCCATAAATTTCAAATCCATCTACATTCTCATACTTCTTCAGAAACTCACGACAATCTTTTACAGTTCCCGGTTGAACCGCATCAACAACCTCACCAGATAATGTTCTGTATTTGCTTTCCTTTTTGGATTTTACAAAAAGAGTTGGTTTAAATTCTTCTCTAAATTCAATGTGCTTTCCATCTTCATATGCCCGAACCAAGAAATAATTTCCAATTAACTGAACATTAGTATACCAACGCATTATGCAATTAAGTCCTCGTATTTTTCAAGAAGAGTAGGAGTTGGATCTGCAAGAGTTAAGATTTTATCAGAACTTATCATAAAGGTGTCTTGCTTTGTAACTTTGTGTAAAAGTGCTTGTAGTGTGTGTTCACCTTCCTTATATTCAGTTACAATATGTGGATTTATCAGTTTACAATCTGGTTCTCCAATATCTGCACCAATCTCTTCAATCTGTGAGATTAATATTTGATTGTTCACCAT